TAAGAGAAATTTGTTAGAGCAGATTCCAAGTTTAGAAGATATTCAGTTCCAATGTGGAGATTATGAAGAGTTATATTCTGACAAAGCTAACTGCTTATTTTATTGCGATATTCCTTATAAGGGCACGAAACAATATGGATCAAGTAAGAACTTTGATTATGATAGATTCTGGAATTGGGCTGAGAAGATGAGCGAGAAAAATATTGTCTTAGTCAGTGAGCATGAAGCTCCTTCTGGATGGGAATGTATTTGGCAACAGGAAGTCAAGAGAACGATTGACAATATGAAGCGAGTTAAAGCAGTAGAAAAGTTATTTGAAATTAGAGAATAAATATCTGGGAGGTGACAATTTGAATGAACCAAAGTTTTATGTACAGGAATTAATATCTACGGAATATATGGACAAAAGAGTTTTAATCCTATATCCATATGAACTTAGCAATGAGCCGATATTAAAAGACAATATTCCCAAAATGACAAAAGTGATAAGAGAATATATAAAAGAGTCTGAAATGTATAGAAAGTGTGTAGATACAATTCCAAATCTTATATGGGATTCTCAAAAATTATCTATGCAGAATGAAGCTGATGAACATCAAAGAAAAGCTGATGAACTTGCAGAAATAATGAATGAAGGTATCAGTCCTTATGCGTGGTATGTTAAAGGTAGGTTTGATGGAGAGATAGGTGGATTTCATTACAATGTAGATAATATAGTTTATTTGGATAGAAACTAGCAAGAAATTTTGGTTTCTTGGCTTGTCACGAAACTAAGTAACAATGTAGATATAATTTTATAAGAAAGGAAAACGTTCACATGTGAGTAAAGCTGCGCAGCTACTATTGGTGAACAAATTTGAAAAATACATATATTAAATCGCCTCTAAATTATATCGGAGGCAAGTATAAGTTACTACCAATCATTGTACCAATGTTCCCAGATAAGATAAATACTTTTGTGGATTTATTTGGTGGAGGTTTTAATGTTGGTATTAATGTAAATGCTGAACATATTATCTATAATGATATATGCAAGCAGGTAGTTGGTTTTCTAAGATATTTACAAGGTTCAAATATTGAAGAAGTGTTACAGAAGATTGATTCATATATTGATAAGTATGAATTAACAAAAGAAAATAAAGAAGGATATTTACTGTTTAGAGAAGAATATAACACAGGTATCAAAGATCCAATTAAATTCTATACGCTTTTATGTTATGCGTTCAATAATCAAATCAGATTCAATTCCAAAGGTGAATATAACATGCCTTTTGGCAAAGATAGATCAAGTTTTAACCCCACTCTTAGACAAAAATTTATAGATTTTCATAAGCGACTGAATGAAATAGATTGTAGTTTCTTAAATATTCCATTTGAGAGATTTGATTTTTCTGATTTTATGGAAGGTGATTTTGTTTATGCAGATCCACCATATTTTAATTCTGTTGCTACATACAATGAAAACGGTGGTTGGACAGAAGAAATGGAGAATAAATTATTAGAGACTCTTGATACTTTAAATGATAAAGGCGTTAAGTTTGCATTGAGTAATAATCTCAAATATGACAATCCATTACTTGATAAATGGAAAGATAAATACATAGTTCATTATTTAAAGCATGATTATAGCAACTGCAATTATCAGAAAAAGGACAGGAGTGCCGATTGTGAGGTATTAATTACAAATTATTAAAATCTCAATCTCTGAAATGCCTTAAAATCAAGGCTTCAGAGGTTGGAAAAACACAGTAAAACCACGTTTCATTTGAGGAGGTGATTGAGTGGATACATCATGTGAAACTTGTAAATGTAATACCTGTAAGATGAATGAAAATGGTGGCATTTATGGTGGATGTTTCGATTGTGAAGATTGCAAAGAACAAGATTTATACTGTGAAGATTGTTCAATGTATGAATATGACAAAGATAGACTGAGTAATTAGGAGAATAATAGTATGAATAAGAGACAGAAAAAGAAATTCATTAAGAAGAATATGACTAAGCTAAGGAAGATACATCCAAGCGAAGGTGATATTATAGTTCTTCGGTGGAATCCAGATAGTGAATATATAGATTTTGACACCATTGTTGAGTTCTATAAAGCATGGGAGAATGCAGGAATCTTTGATAAATGCGGAGCTGCTATTGTTCCATGTAACTTTAAAATTTTCAACAAGGAAGAAGCTCAAATATATGTTGATAAGTTACAGAGTATTGTAGATCAGATGGGAGAATAAAAGTATGAGGTCAATTGAGTCAGAAAGCATAGATGTTGGTGAAAAGAAATATTATCTTGTAACTCCTGAAGGTCTAATATTCCATGAAATTCCATTTGAAGAAATACACAACTTAACAAGAGAAGTATGGGTATCAACCTGCCCTTGTTGTGGTGGAATTCAAGGATATTATTATTCAAAAAATGAAGCCAAACAAAATAGCAAATTTTGTGTTCAATGCAGTTGTACTCATTTGTTTTTAGTAAAGAGATACAAAGGGTATTATAAACAGAATGTGAATTTCAAACTTTTGACAAAATGTTATAAGGAATATAGAGGAATTAAGTATCCTTATATGGATATTCATGGTTAGCAGGAAAGAAGCATTTCCTGTTAATTTTGTCTAAGAGCATTTCTACACACGGTTTTCCAAAATAAAAAAGAGAGAATAACTAAATATAAGGAGGTATAGAACTTGCATATAAGAATTGTTGGGTTTAGCGACAGATATGATGATTATAAACTTCTTGGATATACAGAAGTGGAGAATATATCAGAAGTTTTTAAGACGCTAGATTATATGAGAAAAAACGAAATTCCATTAATAATCAATACTAATGATGTCATTGATACAGACGGAGAAGAATATTACATAGATAGTATTACAATGGTATTCCCAAAAGTGAGTGGTGAGATTGGAAGTTGTATTACTGTTTATGTGAAAGATGTTTAGGAGAATAAATATATGAAGATAGAGTTAATCAAATTAAAATTCAATGATACTTGTGCATATAAGCATAAGCCATTCACTTATTGCTGCGATGAAATTCAAAATGATAAAGCTATTGTATTTACAGGTGAAGATTTGGTATGCAACGATACTTTTGGATTAGTAGTAAGAGATTCAGATGACTATATAATTCCTCAATTTTGTACTTCACATACAGAAGTCATTACATCTTATGAAGACGAATGGGAGCAGACAGACAATTATCCAATCCAGTTTTGTCCTCACTGTGGCAAAAAGATTGAGGTTTCAGTCGTAGACGAGATTGATGTATCTGATAAGTACAATGAATTATCTAAGCAGCGTGATGAATTATGGAAGAAGTGTCAGAGAACAGATAGTAAGAAAGAAGAGCATGAACTGAGAAAACAGGTTAGAAAGTTAGATGACCAGATAAACGGCTTCTATGAATTGGGTGAGTGGAAAGGAGAATATTAAAATGGAGAACAGATTATTACTTGAAAGTGAAGTGATTAAAACAGTAGATAAACATACAAACGATGAGAATCAGTTAGATAACGACATTAGCTGTATTCTTGAAGAAGTAAATCCTGTCGTATTGGTTGGTTCAAAAGAAGCAATAGATAGCTTAAAAGTAGAAACTAAACCAGTCCAGAAACAGAAACGAGTTGAACTATTCGAGAATGAAGATGTCGTTTTAGAGCAACGTGGCAACAGATATTACTTGTCTCTGTACGATAAGAAAGGAAATTTCCAGAGAGAAGTTACTATTGATGTTAAGGACGATTACAAGGTTGGATTTGGAAATTGTAAGTAAAGGAGATTACTATGGCGGTATTTAAAAAATTTAAAGATGATGAGTTGATCGTAAGTTGTAAATGTGGATGTGACGAAGGTATCCACTTTAAGATTCATGATTATGGTGATGGAGACTACGCTTTCTTAACATATACAAACGGTAACTTTTACACTCAACAAAGACCGTTCTTTGAGAAGTTGAAGAAAATTTGGGCGATTATCTGGAATAAAGATTTCTATTATTCTGATATTGTGTTGACAAAGGATGATTTCAAAGAATTTAAGGAATGGATTAATAGAAAGTAGAGTAATAAGAATTTCAGGTTTCTTTGGTAACAAAGAGAGAATATTAAAGTAAGGATAAAATCAATGATTTTTATGAACTAAGAAAAAATAAAAGAGGTGAACGATTAATGTCTTTAGTATATAAAAATGACACATATAACTATAATGGTGAATATGAAATGGGTTCATTAAATAAATTTGCACAAGTAGAAAGAAGATTGTCAGCAAAGAAACAAGCATTAGATGATATGAAGAATGAATATAATCTTATTGAACAACAGGCATTTCGCACTTATAAAGAGAATATTCAGTATATACTGCTTGATCAACCTTCTACGATTAAAACGTGTAGAGAATGGTTAAATATGTTATCAAAGAATCAGGATGCAGATGGTAACAAGCTTGATAAGAGAAAGAAATATAAAGAAAAGGAAACATATGATTGGTATATTGATTATATTAAAAAGCTTCTTGATATTGAGTATATGAATAACGTTAAATTCATTGATTATAATTTTGGTCAAGCTACTAATATCCAGTTTGAATATAAAGAGCATAATTGGTATTTAGAAATTCCTCATATTAAAGCTATCAAATTAGATGCATATAAGAATTATGGTGGCAGTGTATTTAAACTTGCGTTAGTACACAATAATACAGAATATAGTTGTAGTTGGTCGCAGTTTGGCTCTACATATGAGGAAGATGAATTAAGAGATATTATGGCACAAGGTATTGAGAAATATTGTAATTAGTTGAGGTAACTTCACAGGAAAGCAACATATCATTTGAAAAATAAAAATTATAAAGGAGAATATTAAACATGGAAACAATTTTAAAATTATTAGCAGAGAACCCAGAAAGTTTAGGAGAGGTAGTAAAGACATATATTACAAAATATAAAAAGCCTGTATATGATGTTCTGAAGGAACTCATGATTATTGCAAAAGATTATTCTGAGAATACTGAGTATCCTGCAATTCAGGCGAGAACTAAGAAGAATATGTTTGATGCATATGTAAGTGTTGGTTTTACAGAGGATCAGGCATTAGCACTTATGATTAACGACAATATTCAACTTATGAAGAATATTCAGAAGTCAGTTAATAATACTTCTGTAAAAAAAGAGTAAGTAGTGGTTTCGCAGTAAACCAATCTTTCTTGTGAAAATTTTTAATCATATCTAAGCCATTCGGCTATGGGAATCCCAACAAATAAGAGAATATTACAGTGTAACTAATAAAAATATTACATATAAAGGAGATTTTAAATGAAGAACACAAATTGGAAAGTGCCAGTAATTATTGGCGTAGGAGTATTAGCAGTTATTTTGATGATTGTATTTGGTGTACAGAGTTCACAGAATAAGGCTATTGCACTTGAGGAGCAGGTAAATACAGCGTCATCAGATATTAAGGTACAGGAAAAGAGAAGAGTTGATCTTGTATATAACCTTGCTGATTGCGTAAAACAGTATGACAAACATGAAGCTGATACATTGACAGCAGTTGCAGATGGTCGTGGATCAACAGGAGATATTGAGAATGTAACAACAGCTATTACAGCAGTTGCAGAAGCATATCCTGAGCTGAAGTCCAATGAGAACTATAAGACTCTTATGAATGAGTTATCTATGACAGAGAATATAATTGCAGAGTATCGCAGCAATTACAATAAACAGATTAAGGAATATAAGCGATATGTGAGAAAGTTCCCTACAAGACAGTTTCTTGGATTGCTTGGATATGAAGTACAGGAATATGAGTATTTGGATTACAATGCACCCGTTGATGCTCCACAGGATTTGTTTAAAGAGGATTAGTATATGAGATATGGTTTTGATTTTGGCGATTTTGAAATAACAAAACGTGAAATCTTGGCTAGTATTTCTATCATTGCAGTTATGATTTTGTTTGGTATTCTGATTTCTTCTAAGATTTCAGAATACCAAATGGATAAAAACGAAATTTATAACAAAGCTGTTAAGATAGAAAGTCAAGAAATGTTCCAATACGGAATGGATACAAATGTTGGTAATGCGTTTGTATATGGTGACTTGAAAGCAGTAGATACAGTTACATATCCTGAAATTGGTGGAGAATATATGTATGTAGAAAAAGTCAAAGAGCAATACACAATGCATACAAGACAAGTAGCTCATACGAGAACTGTTAATGGCAAATCACAAACTTATTATACAACAGAAACATATTGGACTTGGGATAGAGTCGGAAGTGAAGATATTAAGTGTAAAGAAATATCATTTTGTGGAGTAAATTTCACAAGTAATAAAATTGATTTACCTGGTACTGATTATATTGACACTATCAATGAATCAAGTCATGTGAGATACAAATATTATGGTATTGGTACTGAATATAAAGGAACAATTTTTACAGATTTGAGAAATAAAACTATTTCTGATAACACATCATTTTATAATAATTTGACTATTAATAAGACGATAGAAAGGTTAGAATCTGATTTTCCAATTATTATTTTCTGGATCTTTTGGGTTATTTTAATCGGTGGAATGGTATTTGGGTTCTACTATTTGGATAATAGGTGGTTAGATTAGCAAGATATTTTTCTTTCCTTTGGACAGATTGGAGGTGTGAATGAGAAATTTTTATAGTGGTATTAGTAATGACAGAACGCAATTTTTGATAAATATGAATTGGTACAAAGACAATGATGTAGAAACTTGTTTTAGGCTGAGTAAAAATTTTCATGGATTACTTGAAAATTGTAGTATTGATAAAAACGATTTTGAGTTGGTCTATTTAAAATTTAAATGGGTTGGTAATACGTATTATCCACAAGAAAGCAATAAAAGTGAAGGAGAACCAATCAGAGTATATAAAATCAAGATATAAACAACAAATATATGAACATAGTTAGGAGAATAACATTATGAAGCTGATTAACAAATATGCGAATTCAAGATATTCAAAAATGAATGAATATTATTGTGAAATCACAACAGAGCTGGATAAACTTGCTAGACTTGATCCTAATGGACATTGGAAACATTATGTGCTTTGTGATTATGAGAATAGTTGTTTGCCTATCAGAATTCCATGTGGAACACTTGGAAGTATTGAATATGATGAGAATAAAGTGATTACAAAAATTCATGTTTGTACTGATTATGTTGTAAAAACTTATCCTTATGATGTAAATGAGCAGCTTCAGAAGTTTATTGGTCAGAAGATAGAAATAGGAGACTAACATTATGAGACAGTTAATTGATAAAACAGTATTACGAAAAGAATTATCTAAGCTGCCATCTGAAATGGGATTTGTAAGAAAGTCTGATGTGATGCAGATTCTTGGTAGACAGAAAAGTGCTTGTGACGACAAGACTTCTGGCATATGTGAATGGGTTATTGATGGCGTGTTTTTAGTATCACCACATAATACATTTTACAATTGTGTATCAGATGGTGGATATAGATATACATTTTGTCCTGTTTGTGGAAAGAAAATTAAACCAATAAAAAGCGGTAGAAAAATAAGAGCAGTAAAGAATAAATAAGAGAATAAATTAACAATAAAGATTCGTTTCTTTAGGAATATGGAGATAAAAATGGAGAAATTTTATATTGTAACAAATGAGAAATTCTTAAAAGAGATTAATGATTATAGAAAACATGAAGAAGAAAGAAGAATAGTAGCAAATAATTTTTTTGAGAACAAAGGTATTGTAGGGGAAGAATATTATATTAGTGGAGATGGATTTGTAAATCGCCCATTTAAAGAGCATGAAAAGAATAATATCAGATTATATATATCTGATTGTAATGAAAATGATCAGAAATTTGGAAAAGAGTTACTGAAGCCAACGAAACTATTCAGTGATTCTGATGTGTTAATGAGAAAGTTTAGAGCTAACAGCAAGACTTTAAAAGAGTTTCAGAATTTATGCATCGAAAAGAATATTGTCATTAACAATCATTCGATTCGTGAAGGAGATTATTTTAAGGAACTACATTTAGGTGGGTATTCAGTTTCAAGGTTTGAGTATGAGAATAAGTTATATTTAAAAATTTCTACAACAAAATATGAAACTATTACACCAGATGATGATACAAGTTTTACAGAAATTAAAGGCAGCGAATTTTATAAAGTGCTTGAAGAATTTGAATCGAAGAATGGGTAAATATCGGTTTCATACGGAGGTGAAAAGATGGAGATTTTAGGAAATAAATTAAAGAAGTTTTTTGATAAAGTGGACAACCTACCAAATGACGCAGACCTTTCTTATGCTGGAAATAAATATGAGGTATGGGAAGTATCTAAAGATCTATTTAATAAGATGTGTGATATGTCAGAAGATGAATTTGTTAAATTAGCAGGTGAAGAGGCATGGTGGAGACAGTGCAATGGCAGTGTACTTGGTGTTCCTGATACAAAATTCATTATTAATAGTGAAGAAATGGTAGGTTGGAATACAAGAGGAGAATATGAAAATTTTCAGTATGCTAAATTGACTGATTATCTATACTATGGAATTGGAGCATCACAACCTAAAAATGTATGTGCTTGTTGTGTGGATCTTGCAAAATACAATGATATGACAATGGCAGAATTATTTGAAAAGTATGGAGAATAATTTATCAGGAGGTGAAATATCAAATGACTTGTAAGTATCCAATAACTAGCAGAAGTTATAAGTTTTGTATAGGCTGTAGTGATATGGATTGTTGCGAAGATGCAGTTACTTCTAACATTTCTATGCCAGAGGTTCAGTCACCAAAGAATGTTATTCCGTCTGCATCAGAAGCAAATAAGATGACAAACAATGCAATTGATAGCTGCACAACACAGCAATTAGCAGAATTATCTAAATTAATTAGAAATGCGATTGCAGATGGCAAATTTTCAATCAGTGAAGATGGCTCTTTGAAGCCTGAAACACGAAAGAAATTAGAGGAACTTGGTTATAAAGTTGAGACTGGTACTCAGTACAATGAGCCATATTACAGTATTAGTTGGAGAGAAACGAAATGAGGTGTTACATATCGGAAATTTAGTAGAAGAAATGAAGAAATATGATGATGTAGATGAACAGACATTGTGGTGGATAAATAAGGCACTTTCGTACTCTAGTTATCCAAGTCATGTAGGAAAACAAAAAATAAAAGAACATGTAAAGGAGATTGAAACGATGGAGAATAATAAGGTAAGACAGTTTGTAGATTTACTTGTCAATGAAGAAGAGACAATCGAAAATGCAGCAAAGGTATCTGGAATTAGTGATATGAAATTAGTCGATGTTTTAGAGGCTATTTCAGAGATGGAGTTTAAAAATATTAAAGCTTTTTCAACTGCTGTTGCTGGTATGAATAGTATGAAGGAAGCTATTCAGACAGTTAAGGATTTGGATAATGCGTTAACAGAGTTAAAGAAAACTTCTGAAAAGTAGAGAATATATAACTGTAAACAAAATACGAAAGGAGTGAGTGGCAGCCTTAAAGAAATTTCGCTCTGAATAGTAATAGTGAGCATTATTCAAGGTATTTATAAGATTGA